GCAAAGAAATCAGCAACCAGTTAGAGCCTATGTAATAGGTCAAGACGTAACAGATAGCCAAGAGGCACAAGCATATTTAAATAACCAAAAGACACTATAATGAAAGTAGTTGAATTTACAATAGACGAAAATGCAGAGGACTACGGAGTTTTCGCAATCAGTTTGGTAGAGCAACCAGCGATAGAGGAGAACTTTAAATACTTTTCAAAAGAGGGTAGACCGAAAAACTTTGCAACGGTAGACAAAGACAAACGTATCGTAATGGGTGCAGTAATGATACCAGACATCCAGATACTACGCATCGACCAAGAGGGAAATCAGTACAAATGCTTTTTCAGTAAGGAAACAATCAAGCGAGTAAGTGAGTTATATATGCTTGAATCTAAGCACAAGAACGCTACACTTGAACACGAAAGAGTAGTGAACGGAATAACTACCGTAGAGAGTTGGATTGTATCTGATAGCAAGAAAGATAAAACCCAAGCCTTTGGATTAGAGTATCCAGTAGGCACTTGGGTAGCTTGTATGAAGATTGACAACGAGGACGTGTGGCAAAACTATGTAAAAGAGGGGATTGTAAAAGGTTTCTCTATTGAGGGTTACTTTGACGAGAAGCCTACTAATATGAGCCAAGAGAGTGTTCTTGAACAGATTAGACAAATCATTCGAGAGGATGAAAATAAAACACTTTAGGGAATAATCTATTTACAAATATAAATTAGCACAATGGACACACTAAACAAAATCAAAGTCCTACTTGGAATGGAAGAAACTCCACAAGTAGAAGAAGCTACTCCACAAGAGTTGGAAGAAGCAAAAGAGCAACTAAAATTCGAGGATGCTGCTTTAGAGGACGGTACTATTATTAGTGCAGAGGCTTTTGAGGTGGGCAACGCAGTATTTATAGTTGTTGAAGAAGAACAACAACCTTTACCAGTTGGCGAGTATGCAATGGCAGACGGCTCACTTTTAGTAGTAGAAGAAGAGGGAATCATTGCAGAGATTAAGGCTGCTGATGAAGAAACAGAAGAAGAAGTTGAAGAAGAAGTAGTAGAGCAATCAGAAGAAGTAGTAGAGCAATCTGCTGACGATTCTAAAGAAGCTATTATCCAAGCTATTGGAGTAATGGAAAATCTATTACAAGAGTTCAACGCACTTAAAGAGGAGTTTGCATCTATCAAAGCAGAGGCAAAAGAGAACGCTGCTAAAGTAGAAGAGTTTGAAAAAGTAGGCGAAGAAATCAAGCCTAACCCAGAGGGGAATGTTCAATCTTTCAAACAAGAGGTAGACTTTCACAAACTAACGGCACAAGAAAAAGTACAATATTTAATTTATAAAAACAAATAATCATGGCAACACCAAATCCATTAACTAAAGTTTATGTTGGAGATGAAGCAGCAGGATTTGTTTCTGCATCTCTATTATCTGGAGAAACTTTAGGAAAAGGTAATGTTACTGTTCTTCCGAACGTAGCGTACCAAGTAAACTTAAAAAATTTAAATTTTGCAGATGGCTCTATCGCTGATGCAACTTGTGATTTCACAGACGGCTCTGCAATTAGCTACAAGGAGCAAACAATCACACCTAAAAGATTCCAACTACATAAAGAATTATGTAAGAATGACTGGCTTTCTACTTACGCTGGAGCTCAAATGAGAGTAGGTGTAGACGGAACTATTCCTAGCACTTTTGCTGAATACCTTATTTCTCACGCTGGTGCATATGTAGGTCAAGAAGTAGAAACGGCAATCTGGTCTGGTACTGCTACTGGAGGCTCTTTTGAAGGCTTTGTATCTAAACTGGCTGCTGATACAGATGTAGCTGATGCTACTGTAACGGCTGGTACTACTGCACTAAATGCTGGTAATATCATTGCTGAATTAGGAGCGTTGAGAGATGCTATTCCATCATCTGTATACGGACACGAGGATTTATGTATTTACTTAGGCTCTAAAGCTATGCGTTACTATATTTCTGCACAGTCTAACTTGGGATACATGGACAAATACCACGCTGGAGTAACTGATTCAAACTTTGAGGGAATCAAGTTGTGTTTGGCTAACGGAATGGCTGACAACACTATGGTAGCTGCTCGTAAATCTAATATGTTCTTTGCAACTGACTTAACATCTGACTTAACAGAAGTTAAGGTTATTGATATGACAGAAACTGACGGCTCTGACAATGTACGACTTGTTATGAAGTACAACGCTGGAGTTGGATATGCAAATGGTGGAGACATTGCTCTTTACCAAATATCGTAATTAATAATTTAGGTAGGGGTGTAATAACCCCTACTTTTTAACACCCTATAAGATATGAGTTGTGATTTATCAAGTGGAAGAACATTAGGTTGCCGAGATTCAATCGGTGGTATTCGTAATGTATATTTCGTTAGCAATGGTAGTATGGGTGCTTATACGTTTGGTGCGAGTGAAGAACTCGATGCTATTGGTACTGTAACGGCAGCAAAAAAGTACGAGTTAGACAATCAGTCATCTACATTCGATGAAGTAATAAACGTATCAGAAGAAAACGGAACGGTTTTCTATGAGCAAACAATAGTTCTAAATTTTAGAAATCTTACTACTGCTGACATTAAAGAATTAAAGGTTATAGGTCAAGGTAGATTCCAGATATTTGTAGAGGATAACAACCTTACAAATGATACAACTGCTATTAATGGTAGAGTTTACTTAGTGGGTGCTATTAATGGTGCTACGCTAACGGCTGGAAATATTGGTAGAGGTCAGTCTTATGGCGACCAAAACGGATTCAGTTTAACATTTACGGCAAGAGAGCCTCGTGCTGCTTATGTTTTAGAAGCATCTGCTACGGCTGATGCGCTTGAAGGAGTTACCAATTTAACGACTGCATCTTAATACTATAATTCAATATAATTAAGCCCTCACAAATAGTGGGGGTTTTTTTTTGAATTTTTTTTTAAAATGTTTTGTTATTCTAAAAAATTGTTTTATATTTGTATCAACAAAGAAACAAACTAACTAAAACCAAACACTATGAAAACTGTAACACCTAAAGAATTAGAAGTATTAAAAGAAGTAAAATATTACCAATGCGATTTCGGTTGGTCGGAGTACACAAGCGACAAAGCAAAATGCAAGTCAGTAGCTGGTACACTTTCGTCATTGGAAAAAAAGGGTTTAATATATGACGGAAATAACCTTTTCACAGACGAAGATTTTAAAGGAATGTCAATAGATGGAGAAAAGTATAAGATGTGGCTACTTAGCTGGGAAGCGACTGAAATAGTCGGAGTACCCGAAGAATGGTAAACACACTTACAAAAGCCCCTACTTACAGTAGGGGTTTTTTTATATAAAACAATTTGCTCTATTTCCTATTTAATTATATAACATTTAAAAACAAAGAAAATGCCTACAAATAATATAGTAAGACAAGGCTTTAAAGCAATAGACGTAACTCCAAGCGATTCAACTAATGTAACTGGTGCAGATGCAAATAATCCAGCAGCGTTATACGTTGGTAATGGTGGAGATGTAGAGGTTATCACATTAAACGGAGATACTGTTGTTTTCCATAGCGTGCCGACTGGTACTTTTATGCCTATTCAAGTTACAAGAGTAAAGGCTGCGAACACTACTGCTACTGATATTGTCGCATTATTCTAAATAACGGATTATGTTAAACATAATTCAAAATACAATAGGAGCAATCCGTAGGGTTGGAGAAAGCGTTGTTAGGGCTGGTCTAAAAATGTGGTTGCCTTTTACTAAGGCAGAGCCTTTGGGAAAAGAATTAATTACAAATGGGGATTTTTCTACAGATAGCGATTGGACTAAAGAGGCTGGTTGGAATATTCAAAATGGTAAAGCAACTAAATCTGGCTCTACATCAAGTGCATTAATTCAAAATATAGACATACCTAATGGTAGAGTTTTTCAAATCACTTTTAATGTTTCTGGTGTTAATAACGGTCATCTGAAAGCAGAGCTTTTCGGTGGTGGTGGAAATGATTCATTTTTTAATATATTAGATATATCTAACGGTAGCTATTCATTTACAACAACAACTACAACTGATAGGGAGTCTTTCCAATTTTATGCCTATGGTAATTTTGACGGCTCGATAGACAACGTATCAATAAAAGAATTAACACAAGAAACTCCAGACATATCTGGCAACGATAACAATGCTATTTTAAAGACTGGTAAAGCGTTACAATTTACTGGCAACGATTCAGTACAAACATCTTTTCCGTCAAGCTACACGATTAAAACAATAGCTTTCTGGATTAAACCTACGCATTCATCTACAAACGAAACTGTTTTTTATGGTGGTGGTGGAATGGGTGGAACGAGGCAATTATATCTCGACCATTTACAACTCGAAGCAATAAATAGCAATATATCCATGTCAACTTATGTCAATGGTACTTTAGAGGGGGTTACTGCAAATGGTACTCCAGCTACCTTAACACAAGACGAATGGCAGAGAGTTGTTTTAACGTCATCTACTGGCTTTACTGTTGTTAGTGATACCTTTGATATAGGAAGTGGATTATACGGCTCTGACGGAAGATTTATAATGTCAGACCTACAAATCTACAACGAAACTTGGACTACCGACGATATTATTTATGATTACGCTAACCCTCAAAAGTTAGTAACGGATAGCGAAGATACAAGTATTACACTTGACAATCTAAAAGCGTGGTGGCACATGAGCGAGGGCGACGGAACTGTTGCCTTTGATTCTGCACCGTTATTGGGAGTTGAAGAAATTACAAACGGTACTTTTGAAAGTGATTCTGATTGGATTGTTATAGATGGTGGGTGGACTATTTCAAATAATGAGGCTTGTCATACTGGTAGTGCATCATTTATTGAGCAAAATACTAACCTTATTAGTGGTAGAACATATAAGGTAGTTTGGACTATTTCTTCTCATACCAATCAATCTGTTGGTATATCCTCTCACTCTGGTACAAGGTCTGGGGATTTTTCAAAGTCGGCAGAGGGTACTTATGTAGCTTACTTAGTAAGTAACGGCAATAATTTTAGATTCTTTTCAACTGGAGATAATTGTATTAGCAACGTATCAGTAAAAGAAGTCTACAACATAGACGGAGAAACTTACGACGGCTCATCTTTAGGTGCTTCTTATGTAGATGCACAAGAGAGAATACCACAGTTAGGTATGATGAACTGGAGTAAGGGGAGTAATTTGATTGAGTATAGTGAGGACTTTAGTAGTTCCTATTGGGCAACGCCTGATATTACTTTAGAGAGTGGTTACCTTGCACCAGATGGCACTCTGTCAGCTTACAAAGTATCAGCCGATACTATTACAAGTGTAATAAACAGACAATTTTCTGGTATAGGTAGCTATTATAGGTCTATATGGGCAAAGACTACGGCTGGTACTGGTACAGTTGCCTTATTGACAAGGCATGATAGTACTGGTTCTGGTTTTACAATTACAAACGAATGGCAAAGGTTTAGTATAAATTCTGCCGATAGTTTAGCAGATTATTTTTATGTAGTTGATTTTAGGGGTGGTAATTTGGATGAGGTTATTCTTTGGGGTGCGCAATTAGAAGATGCTGATTATGTATCTGCCTACCGAAGAA